CCCCGCCATTGTGTCCCGCCCGCATATACGTTGGGGGTATAATACCGTTTGCCGTTTATGACTTTCGCCACACGTTGCGCCCTACCAAACGCCACGTCCAACCAATCCACGTTGTCAGACAATCCGGTTTGCATTTCCCCAATAACCCGGTCGATTAATACCGGGTTGGGGATAATTGGTATATCTTTATTCTTTGCCATATATTACAGTTTTTGCCCGTTTCAATAAATCCGGGAATATGTATTGCCAAATCAACGCCGCAATGTTTTCGTTCGTCAATCCCAATATTTGCCGCCCGTACTTTTTTATCAAATCTTCCGTCTTGAAATCCGCCGCTTTTATTTCAAATTGTTTGTCGCTAACCTCCAAAAAGAACGACGTTTCAAAATCCCCGGTATCCCTCAACGTTACCCGGTTGGTCGGTTGTCCCTTTTCCTCCTTTATGGCTATCGTTAACGGGGAATACGGGGCGTAATCCATTATATCCACGCCTAAACGGTTAATACCCTGTTCAAACAATTGTTCCTCGGCGTTCATATCAATAATATAGGCGTCGTTATCCCATATTATTTGCTGTATGTATCCGCCGGACGATAAGCCATTGTTGAACACGACAACCCGGTTGCGTAAATCCTGTATTGATTGTAACCCCGCCATTGCCTTACGTTGTACGGTATTTTACGCCGTGGTTATTACACGATAAACAAATACGGTCAATACCTTGCGTATCCAACCGTAACGCCTCGTATGCTTTTTTAAGGTCATAACCCAAACCGCCGGGGCGTCCCTCAACGTTGCCGTCCAATTCGTACAATATTTCCAACCGGGTTGCGTTTACTTGGTTCCGGTTAACCTTAACGTCCGGGTTCATCGCTAACGTGCGTAAAGCAATTGCGGCGACCTGTCGTTGCAATACCGTTTGGAAAATCTGCCGTTCCTTAATGATAAAATCCGTAAGGTCGCAACCTACGGTTATTTCACAATTCAACCCGTAATTTTGGGTATTCGTGTACATCGTCAACGCTATATCCCACAACTCCGGGTATTCGTCGAATGTTTCCGGGGCGTTGTACATGAACGGGGATACCTGTAAATATTTGGTTATTTCCCGCCATTGTTCAATGTTGACGTAACCCGTACACGTTCCGCACGGTTCCCGGCTCCAATCCTTAACCATGTTAATTGCTTGCATCCCGGCGGGCAAATCGTTTTGATTGTAGCAAAGGAACCACGACCCCCCGGCGTTGTTTGCGTCGCTGATATATGGCAAATAACAATCTTTCAACGGGAACCATTGAAAGCCGCCGTTTGTCTGCGTGAAATTCAAATCAAACGTCTTTATCGGGTCTATTTGGGACGAATGAAACAAATACATACGAACAACCCCGGTTCCGCCTGTCATTTGCAAACCGATTTGTTCGATTTTCATTGTTACCCCCATTGAACGAACCGGGACAATTTCAAACCCTACCAACTTATGATTATTAGGCAACGTCGCCCGGATACGTCCCGCACCGTCAAAGAACGTGCGACGCTCCAAAAGGTTCTTTGTTTCCTTATCCAATCCTTTTATCTGCGTGAACGTTTGTACCATTTGGGAAATACCGTTGCGGGTCAATCGCTCCAAATAATCGGATAAATAATTGTACGGTTGCCAATACGGGTTGCCGTAATCGTTGTTGTAATCTTCGTTAAAATCGCTTTCGGTTGGTTCCTCGTTTGTGCTTTCCTGTGTGGCAATCCATACTTTGCCATTGTGCCGAACCTTTGCCCCAACCTTATACGTCAATATCAAATTCCATTCGGGATATTGAAAAACGAAATCATCCGGCATAATAGCCCGGATATTATCTAACGTAACAAGCGGGTGCGCACCTTGAAAGTACAACCCGCTTTCCGTCTGCGTTAAATCGTCGTTTATCGCTTTTGCCGGGTCAAACGATTGTTCCCACCCGACAACGTGCAATAATGCGTCTTGTATATCTTTTAATCGGTACATCTGCGTTCTAAATTAACAAGGGGGGCGGGGATACCTTACCCCGTCCCCCTCGGCATTTGTTAATAATAAGCGTTGAAAAGGTTACGCACCACCCCCGGCGGGAAATTGTGCGGCGTTCGTTACATAAACGGGCATACCTAACGGTTCGTTCGGGTTACGTGCGGCAATCTCGGCTTTGATAATTGGGCTTGCCACGGTGTCCGGGTTGCTGTTATATGCTACCATGTAGGCAACATCAACAGAAAATCCGAAATACTCCTTAACGGCGCACGTCAAATCGGCGGTTGCGTCGCCCATGATTGCGGACTGGTCGCCAACGGCGGTGTAATAGTGCGAACCAACGGGCAAATCAATGTACGGCAAACGTACAACGTCCCATTCGTGGAAATTCGCACGGGTGCGGCGCAATGCCTCACGGTCAACCCTTGTAAGGATACCAACGTTACCGTCCGCAACGGCAAACATTGTTCCCATTTTTCCGCTTTCGTCCGTTACGTTGTTCGTGTAATGCAATACTTTGTTATCGTATTCCATACGCTTGTTAACGTCGTTGTAAACCCCGTGTTGTGCCAACTTGCGGATAAGGCTATCAACCCCGGCGTTTGCGATTAAGTGGATATATTCCGGGTAACAGTTAGCCCGCATAATCGGGTTAATATCTCCCAAAATTTCGGTTGCCATTTGGGTTGGAACCTGTACAACGTTTCCGGTCTGCGTGTAGTTAAGCAAGGTTTTGAAAACCTGTGTTTTGTTCGCCTCCAATGCGGCAACCGCTCCGACGTCCAATTTGTCAGCCAACGCACGGCACGTCTTTTCCATTTTACGCAAAAAGTCGTGTTCGTATGAAATTTCGTTGTTCATGTATGCGGCGGGAACCATAGTAAACCCAATTGCATACGTCGCCCAAACGACCGTTACCAATGCAGACGTATTTTCATCGTCTGCGATAACGCACGAACGCACGTTGCTAACTTGTACATCCCCGTCGTAATTGATAACCGGGATTTGTACGGTATTACCGATTGACGCAAACGCACGGTCGCGCAAATTCGGATTAATAATTGAGGACGGGGCGTTGGTTTGCTCAATAAAGAAATCCAATGCGCCATACTCACACGGGCGGGTCATATTACGGTCTAATTCCGGGTTCTCAATCCGCCAATTCTGCAATCTTGTTGCTACTAATGACATAATCTAAAATTTTAATTGTTTATAAATGCGGGTTTACCCTTTACCCGTGGTTGTTTATTTCTCCGGCAATGCGGCAACGTTGTTGTCCTGCCATGCCTGTTTCATTGCGGTATCGAATTTCTCCGACCCCGCCGTTAGCCCTTGCGCCATAAGGTTTGCGGCGATTGCGTCGTAAGCCTCAACACGGGTTTTTGCACCTGTTACGTCAACGGTTGTAACACCGCCGCCCGCACCGGAACCACCCGCCGGGGGAACCGTTCCGCCGCCCGCCGCTTGGCGTCCTTTGTCGATAATACCCATTGTTTCCAATTCCTTTGCCAACAGGTCGCCCGGCGTGTACGGGTTCAACTGATTGTTCGGGTTACGCATGATTGCCCCGGTTTCGTCCTTAAACGCAATGATTTTGCCGCCTTTGCCGTCGTCGATAAATTCGGGGTTCATCCCTTTAATTTTGTCGATTGCTTGACCCAACAAAACCTTTGTTGCGCTTTCCGGCAATCCCGCCTTAAACTTCAACCCGGCGGTTGCACTATTCAACGCCCCCTCAATACGAACGCCGAACAACTCCTTTTGGTAATTTTGTTCGGCTTCATCGTATTTCGTTTTAAGGTCGTTAAACTGTGTCGTTACCGCCGTTAGGTCGGCTTTCGCTTGCTTCAACGCCTTTGCGGTTTCCGCATCGGTCGCACCGTCGGCAATTGCTTTTTCCAAACGTGCCTTTTCTTTCGTCAGACTGTCGATTTGGGATTGCAACCCGGTTGCGCCCTCGGCTTTGGTTTTGAACTCGGCGACCACACGTTTTGCGTAATCAAACGTTTTTTCGGTTCCATTCTTTGCGATACCGGACGCCGCCAATATATCGGCATCCAATCCGCCGTAAATTTCGCCCGTCTTTTTCGCTATAACGCTGTTTTCGTCGTTAGCGGACAATGTAGTAATTGCCGCAATTTGTTCGTCGGTTAATCCGGCTAACGCCGCATTTGCCCTTAATATTTCGCTTGTTAATGCCATAATCTTACCCTTTGATTATTTGATTTATAATTGGTTACTTTTTCGCCTCGGCTTCGTTTCCTTTGGCGGCTTTGTTGGTTTTCGCCAACGCATCGGCAACGGCTTTGTCGATTGCCTTTTGGTTTGCCTCGGCTTGCGCTTTCAATGCTTTCTCAACGGCGGCGTCGATACGCTTTTGTTCCTCGGCTTTTGCGGCTTCCTCGGCTTCCTTGCGGGCGGCTTCGTCGGCTTTCGCTTTCTCGGCGGCTTGCACTTGGTTTGCCTCGGCTTGCGCTTTTACATACTCGTTGGGGTCGTGCAAAATCGTAACGGTGTACCCCTGTTTTTTCAACGCATCGGCAACGCCGTTTTCAAATCCCTTTTTCCCGAATTTCTGAATACGGGGGATTGAAAGACGTTTGCCCGTTTCGCTGTCGAACTTGCGTACCTCAATGATGCAATGATACAAATGTTGTTCGTTGCTCGGTACAATGTAGTTTTCCGGGTTGACGTCGGTAATTGCGACGTCCTTTGTTTTACCCTCGGTTGCTGTTTTCACTCGCATACTCATTGAATTTATTTGTTATTACTCTGATTTTATCGGCGAACGGTATTTGCGTCCCGAACTCCAATAGGTTTGTATTTTCCCGTTCAAATCTGCGTACAAAGTTAGCAAAGTTAAGTTTTATACGCAATTCGTTTTCGGTTATTAAGTTACGCCCGTACAAATCCAATGCCTCGTTACGGGTTAAATGTCGGTACGGTTCCAATTCTGCCAATATTAACATACGTTGCAATTGGGTTTGGTTGTTCCGGTATTCCGTTTCGATTATCTGATTTTGTAGGGCATCCAATTCCGCCTCACTTGCGCCGCTTTCTTTGGCGGCTTTATAACGGTTCCGCAACTCGTTTGCATCATACAAATAAAACTCCGTTCCGTAATTCACTTTTGCAGATACAAACAACGACCCATAACGTAAACGGCAAACGGTTTCATCGACGAACTGTTGTGCGCTCTCAAAGCCTTTTTTTACCCGGTTTAATACCGTGGATTGGCTTTCAAATGCCGCCATAACTTGTTGTTCGTTGAACGCCTCCCGTTGCGTTATTTCCTCGTTTTGTCCCACGACGGCGGTAATAATGTTTTCCCGCAATCGCTTTTCTTCCTCAACGTTATATTCCAAACTCCCACGGTCAACGGTCAACATTTGCACCGGGTTACGTAAATCCGGTTGTTTGTCGCCGTCCGGTATCGGTATTTCCACGAACGAACCCGCCCCGGTAATACGCTTATCCCCGCATTTGGGGCAACGCATCAATAACCCGGCTTGGTCTAACCTGTAATACCCTTGTTTGTCTTTCAAAAACCCACCGTCGCAATAATCGCCGTTCTCGGCGTTGCTGAAATCGCACGATTGTTCGTAACCGGAATAAATCGGATACGCTCCGTACATATCCAAATGACGCTTTGATATATGGAAAAACAGGAACCAATCTAACGCCTCCAATTCCTTTGTAAGCGGGGATTGCTTAACGTCGGGTTCCTGTAAATTCATTGGTTCACTCCAAAAGAACCGGGCGGGACAATATCCCAAATCGTGCGGACTATCAACCAATAATTCGCCAATGTTGCCCCCGTCGCTCTCTCTGAATATCCGGTAACGTTCGTTGTCTATAACGGCAATACGTTTGTCGTGTTGGCGGAAAATTATCCAATCCATAACGCCCGTTGTCCGGTTCGCTTCAAAGGTTATGACGCTTTCGATTGGCAACCAATAAAAATACGGGGCGGGATAACGGTCGGCGGGGTTTTGTTCGGCGGGCAAATCAACTATTAACACGCTATTTATTTCCGTCTTGAAAAACTCCCAACCCTTTGTACTCCAAACCTCCGGTTCTCTTAAAACGTCCTGTCGGTAATACTCCCAATCGTCCCGTTGTTCGCTATTCATAAATTGATAGTTGAACGCCGGGTTACGACCGTCGAAAATGCGGCTCAACTTATCAAAACAAATGCCCGTTACCTCATTCGTGCGAACGGGGTAACGGAACAATGTTTTGAATATCTTAAATTTGTCGTGCGGGATAAGGTTTTGAACCCACGCCAAAAAATCGGTCGTCGGCAAACACATTAAGGGCGTAACGTTGGTTTGAGCGTGAAATTTAATGCGGTTTTGGTGTCTTACCGCCTTACTTATCGTCGCCCGTTTCCGTGGTTCCGTTATTTCCTTTTTTATGCGTTCTAACTCTAATCCCATTATCTACAAATTCAAAAGTTGATTTTTCGGGTAATTGCCAACCGCCGTTGTTTTTCATCCGCAACAAACGTTCGGCGTGGCTTATCTCAAATTCTTGCGTCGTGTTCAACGGCGGACACTCTAACACGACCTTTGTAACCTTTGCCGCCATTGTGTTAAGATTGTGCGGGTTTCAAATCCGTTAGCGGGTTGAACTCCGGTGCGACAATCGCCAAATCATCCGACCAATTGGGTAGGAACGACCACGATATTGCGTTGCTGTCCGGGGCTTCCAAACCTCCCAACGTTTTGTCCCCTACGAACAAAGAACGAATTGGAATAGGGTAATAGGTTCCCGCCGTACTTGCGTCCTCAATCGCTCCGATTGCGCCGTTTTCGTCAAACAGGAAAACGCCCAAATTGTTGCCCCAACTTTCGCATTGCATTTCTTTCAATGCTTTGATTGTTGATTGGGCGGACTTGCGAATTACTCCGGTAAACGGGGTTGGTTCACGTCCTACAATTTCCTCAACACCTCCCAATGTTTCGTTACCGCCTCCGAATGTCCGGGCGGCTCCCGCCTCGGCGGTTGGGGCTTGGATATACGGGGAAACAACAACTTTGGTATCGTCAGCCGCCGACAACAACGGCGTCCATGATGCAAGCAATGTTATTGCCTTTTGGGTTGTAAAACTGTTTTTCGTTCCGTCCGCTTTGGTTAGACGTTGAAACGCTACCTTTTGAATTTGCCCGAAAGTTTCGCCACAATTGGAAACGGGAACGTCGGGCAATGCAGCCCCCGCCGGGCATTTACAAATTAAAGCCATAATTTACTTTGTTTTTAACGTTAAAAATACTGTTGATTATCTCCGGGCTTTCCCTTTGCCCTTTGTTTTCGCCTACAAAGTTATAAACTTTTTCGGTTACAAACTTGCATATACCAAAAATTATGCTAATTGCGACGTTTTACGCCTCGGCGTTCGTGCGTATATGGCATAATATTACCGTCGGCAATTTCTTTTTCATATATCCCGGTCAATCCGTCCTCCGGGTCGTCGTGCGTGTTGGCGTCGAACTTACGCAAAAATCCGGTTACATGGTCGTAAACGGCTTTGTATCTATTTTCCCAACCGAACGGCATAATAACAGATTGATTGACCATTGCGGAATTAGTAACTATCCGGCTTTCTTTGTTACCCCCTTGATAAAACGGGTCTGTCATTGCACGGACTTTCTTTTTAATAACCTTTTCGTAACCCGCACCGCCGTTGTTGCTTTCAACCCATACTTTTTGCGTACCGTTACGGTTAATCATTGCCGGGACGGTTACGGTTGTTACGTCCGTGTTTTCGTCTGTCATTTCCATATCGGTAATTAGGGCAAACAATATCGGCTCCATGCGTTTTGTTTTCTCATTGAAAAACAGGTTGTCGGATTTATAGACGTCATACGTTGCGGCAAACAACAGGTCGTCGCCCTCATCCGCAACGTCAATGTATGCGCCCGAACGAATGTACGTACCGAAATCGGACTTTTCAACCCATGTTTTGAACGGCTGATATAAACGACCCTCGGCGGAACCGGGGTTGCCCTGATACAAACATTGGAATTGTACCGGGTCTAATGCTTTTTGCCCCTCCAATTTTAGCTTACTGTGTCGGCTTTCCCATAACGCCGCCCCCGGTTCCCGTGGGTCTATCTCCGTGGGTGCGCCTGTCTTTATTGCCTCAAAGTTTATGCGTACCCATGCCCCCGGCGGTATGTTCTGCAAATCCGCCCAACACGTAACATCAATAATCGTTTCCCCACTCTTTTCAATGCGCCCTATTAAATCGTCGTCGTGCCAACGGGTAAATACGATTAATTCCTGTGAATTGTTGTGCAAACGGGTACGTACAACGGTCGTGTACCATTTCCACGCCGCCGCCCTTACAATCGGGCTGTTACCCTCGGCGTAATCCTTATACACGTCGTCCAATATTGATACGTCCACGGTTTTAGACGTCAGCGAACCGCCACGACCAACAACACGCAACGACCCCTTACGCCCGACCATTTCGATAACGTCGCTATTCCGTAAGTATGTATTTGCCATTGTTACGACGTTCGACCCGTTTAGGTACGTGCCGGGGAACAACTCACGATACCGGGGCGTGTCGATTATTCGTTGGACGTCCCGGTTGAAATCCCGTGCAATCGTGGCGGCGTATGAACCGATAACAATTTTCAAATCCGGGTTTAATCCCTCCATAAAAGCGGGTAATTTACGGCTCGACCCCTCGGATTTACCATGTTGGGGCGGCTGTTGTACAATCATCTTTCTTATTAACCCGTGTGCGAACATATCCAACAGGGTATAATAAACGACGTGGAACGGCTCCAATACCAAATCCGGTTGCATATACCGGGCAAAGTTGATAAGACGCTTACGGGCGGCGGCTTTGACTAATTCGCCGGGGTTCTCGCTTAACGCTTTGTACATCTGCAATAATTGTTCGTTGTTCATTGTGCGCCCTCCTTTGGTTCCCATTTACCACACGCCCGACGACCTCGGACGATATGCCATTGATAATGCGGGCAACGTAAACAAATCGGTTTCCCGTTCAAATCCAAATGCCGCAAATCGTCAGTTATCCACGACGAAAAACGGCACGTATCGCAAATTTCGTTTATCCATTTCGGTTGCGATTGTCCCGGACGTACCGGGGCGGTTCTTTTCTTTGCCATTATTGCAACCCTCCCTTTTCCGTTAATACTTTCGCATACTCGGCGGACTGCAATTTGTCGGCGACTGCAAACAACAGGTCGTCGGGGATTGCTTTAACATCGTATTTGGGTTTGTCGTCGTCCGTTGACGCATTAACGCCCGGTATCTCAATCTTAACCGGGGCGTCGAACCCTAACATTTTCGCCCGGCGTTGCTGAATATTCAAAAGCAAGTCTAAAAAACGGGGGTTCCCGGCGGACGTTTCGGTTGCGGTTTCATTGTACCCGTAATATTCCGGGTCGGCGTCCTCGGCATCCGTTTTGATTGGTCGCCCTTTGTTGGTTTTCTCTTTGGTGCGTTGTTTTCCGGTTTTGGATACCTCCCACGCCTCCCACGCCTGTTGCTCCATTGCGTCCAACTTTCGCAATTCCTGTGTAACGTAATCGTCGATATTATCCAACCGTTCCCGCTTCCATTCGATAAGCGTTTGTTGCAAGTCGTAATAAACCATTGCCAACGAAATTGTATAACCCGCATTTCGTTTGAGTAAATCGGCGTTTAATGCGGCGACAATTTCCCGGTATGTATATCCACGTAAAAAAAGATTGGAACAAAACGAAATATCGTAATCCCGTTGTTCCTCGGTTCTTTTGTTGTATCCGGCGGGCTTCCGGTTCTTATTGCCCGTTGTCAATTTTCCCATTGTTCAACCTCTTTTAATGTTCAAACGGGGTAAAAATTAACCTTTTCGCCTTTTCGTCCTTTGGTTGTTTCCTTTGTCCTGTTATTGGCTTTCGCTCCTTTTGGCTTTCTTTCCTCCGGTCGTCGGTTCCTCGGCTTGTTCTTACTCTGTTTGCCCTCCTTAAAACGTTGCTTACCCTTTACAAGTTATTTGCGGGGAATTTCCATTTTAAGAGGCTTTTGTTATTAATCCAATACTTTGTATATCTCGGCGGTTATCTCTTAACCACGGGGCAAATTTACGGCTTTTCCGTGGGTTATCCAATTGGTTGTCCTCTCATGTATATAAAACGGCAAAACCCCGGCTTTGTTTTCCGGGGCTATTGCTCTATTGTCCTATTCCGTTTTCGTACTTTCCGTTTGAGCAACGAAAATGCGATTGCGTACCACGGGGGTTGGTGTATTCCGTTCCCCCTTTTATAATCTTACCGACCAAACAAACCGGGGCGGGTTTTCCATTTACCGGAAATTCCGGGTTAAAATGCCGACACGTTCCGCATATCTTTTCGGGACGTTTACCCGGTGCGCATCCGGTCGGCGTATCCGGGATTTTATCGGAACAACTGTTTTTACTCATTGTGTCGCCCTCCCTTGCGTTTGTTCTTTCCCCGGCGTTTATCCCGTGGGTTGCGCCGTGGCATTTCGACCCTGTGTATTTCAACTTTGGAACCGGGGAACATATCGCCGAAAAATTCCGCCATTGCTCGCACCTCCTTTGGAACATCGAACGCCTCCGGTTTCTTGTATTCCCTTTTGCGTTCCGGTTCCGGTTGACGTTTCATTTGTACATCCGGGCAAATTTCCGTAAGCGGGCAACCCTTACAACTTGCGGGGGTTTCTTTACCACGGTTCAATATGGCGTCCCGCTTCTTTTCATAATCGGCGGTACGGAACCCGTGCCAATCGTCCCTTTTTGCGCTATTCCGGGCGAACTGTCCCATTGCTTCGATTGCAACGCCCGCCAATATGTAATCCGGGGTATCGTTAAACTCTCTTTCTAATCCGTGGCGGTTAATCAATTCCGCCAATTCTTTTGCAAATTCTTGTTTCATCGCTCTTTTAATTTTTAGGTTTATATTCTTGGCAACGGAATATTCCGCACGATTGTTCGGCTTTGAACGCTTCGCAATATCCGTTCCCGTTTATGTCCTCATTGGTAAAATTGGCACAATCGCCGCAACCGTTGTTCTTTTCGGCAATCTCTTTGGCGTATCCGATTGCGTTCATTGCCTCCCTGTCAATTTCGGCGGCTAACAAAGCCCCGGCAATTGCCAATCGTTCCTTTTCGGGTTTTGCGGTTGTCTTATGCCACCAATCCCACGACCAACCGGAACGTCCGTAATACTCCGGGTCGTTTTTGATAAGGGCGGCGGCAACATCCAACAATTCCCCGGCGGCGTTTTCCCGGTTGTCGTAATCCGGGGTTCGTCCTAACTCAATTTGTCGTTTGCGTTCTGTGGCAATTGCACCCATGCCAATACGGGGGAATGTTGGTTTGCTGTCGTAATTTCCAACGGTGTGTATTCCTTTGGGTTCAAATTCCCGGTTAAAATCACGTTCCGGGCGGGCAATCATTCGTCCGTTAGGTTCCCGGACAATAAACCAACTTTCCGGCGCATCAATGAAAATGCCGTTACCGTCGGCAAAAGTATAAACCGCCCGTCCGTCCGGGGTTCTCGGCGTCGTCATTGTTCCGCCTCCGGTAAATCTCAACAGGTCGTCCACGTTATCCCGGCGAACTTGGATTGCGTCAACCTCTAACAAGGTACGACAATACCGGGTTCCCGCCGTGGCGTCCGGGTCAACTAACCGGGTACGGATTTGTTCCGGGTATTCCGTCGGGTCGTATGCCATTTGGAACACAATACCCGTGTCCGTAACAACTGTATCTTTGAGGCGTCCGCCCGCACGTCCGGCAACGGCGTTTTTCATCGCATCAATTTCACGGGTCGAACAACCCCAATTGTTAACCGTAATTTCGTAACCGTCGTTTTGTTCCTCAACGGCGGGTTCTCGCTTGGTTATATCCCTTATCATAACCAACAATTCCGCATCAAACGGATTTAATTTACTTTCTTTCATCGCTCTTTTTTTTTAATTGTTTAACTGCGTTTTCTTTTGGATATGCTAACCGCCAAAATATCGTCTTTCGGTCGGTTCTGTTGTACTTATCGCAATGCAAATGCGCCCCGGTGCAAACGTCCCGTCCAATCCTACAACGGACGCACCGTTGACAAAACAGGGTTCCGGGACTATCTGCCAACCGTTGTGCGGCTTTCGTCCAAACCTCGGCAATAATAACCATGTCGTTATAAACGGCACGTTCGCCGGGCTTGTATTCCTTTTCCGGGTCGAATTGCTCCGGTTGTTTTACTCTCATTTCCCCGCCTCGCTTACATACTCAAACAAAGCGGTAATATTTTCGTTGGTTCCGCTTACCGTTATGCGAGCTTCGCCCTGTCCGGCAATCCCTAATTCGACAACATCGCAATCAAACCGGGGGGCGTTTATTTGCAACATCCCCGCCGTTGTGCTGTTTACTATCTCCGTTCTTGTTTCCTTTTCCATATCGCTCAATTATTGAGTACAAAATTAATAATTCCAACCGATATTGTAAGCCGGGGGCGTGGAATTATTCGCCCCCGATTATTCATTTATTGCGTTTTATCCATATAAACCGGATACCAATGCCAAAACAGAACGCCCGCAATTCAACATCAACGTAACGGTCGTAACCGTTAACGGCGTCAATCGTTAATCCGAATTGCCAACTATGATATTTAATATATTCCCGTGCATACAAGGCAAACCCCAACCGCCCAATATAACAACGCAATTGGACGTCGTGGCGTGGCGGGATAATATGCAATTCGTTTTGGCAATACTCGGTTCCTGTTTGAATGTCCCGGTATATTCCGGCTCCTATTTCCTCGACTTTGATAACAACTCCCGACGTTGTGCGGGCTTTCTTAATATTCTGTTTCATTTTTCAACCTGTGTTAATTCGTAACTTGCTTTATCCATAACCATTGCCACGGGATACGGCAAAATACAATCTTTTGAGTAAACCAAATTGTAAATCCCCAATTGCCCCTTAACAGAAAATTCGATAACCCGGCGGGGGTTCCGCATCAACCACCCGTACCCCTTTGTTATCGCCTTGCGTTTCTCCGGGGGTATCCGGGTTTGCGCCCAATCAAACGGCGTAAATTCCGACACGGGTTTAATGTCGTATAACTCGACCAACCCCAATGTAACCCCGTTTTCGTATCCCGGCAAATCCGGGTTCTTTGAGGAACAAATTAACAGGTCGCCCCGGTAATTTGTGTACTTACTCCGTACCTCAATAGATTTTTCCGCAAAAACAAATACGCCGTCCTCAAACGCCGCCGTTACCAACTGCATTGCATACGGGTTTTTTACGGTTAATGCCCGCCAACGGTCGTGTTGTGCGGGGTTATAATCTTTGTTATTAAACTGCATTTTCGTTGTTGTTTTCGTTAAACAAATCGTAATTCGCCGGGACGCAATAACCGGGCAATGTTTCCCGGTCTAACCCCGCCGCATTAACAATACTATCTTTCCAATATATCCGGGGTTTCCCGTCGTGGGTATTCCAATAATCGGCGACGTCGTAATAAAACCCCAACGTTTCCTTTTTGGTGTATTTTTGTCCGCTCTGCAACCCTATCTTAAACAGGTCAACGAACGGGTACGACAACGCAATTACAGACAACGCCCGGTCGAACATTCCCGCCGGGATTGGTTCCACGCTTACAAAGGTACGGAACCCGTGCCGTTTTGCTCTTGCGATTGCTGTTATACGCATCCGGTTTGGGCTTGCTTTAGGTTCCAATTCATCGCACCCGGTCAACGTTGCACCAATCGCAATGCGGGATAAATCCCAACCCTCGGACGCCTCGGCAAAATCAATAAACCCGTTTATCCCCTCGGCGCATTTGCTCAATATCTTAACCGGGACGCCGTGGCGTTGGCATACGCCGACCGCTTGGCGGGTCAACCGTTCCGTTTCCGGCAACAACGGGTCGGTCGTGAATGAAAAGAACAACCCGGTTTTCTGCAATTCCTCCTTATGCTTCAACAATTCGTTCTTAAAAATGTCGATTGCAAACGGCGGTTCCCGCAACGTATTTTTCAACTCCGGGCGATTGCCGCCCAACACTTTTGCGCCACGACCTTTGCGTAAAAAACAGTACGTACAACCATTTGAACAACCGACAAAGAAATTGGCGGCGTTCTCGGCGTATTCCGCCGCTTTCCCCTTTGGGCTATAAATAACCCGTCCGTTTATCGCTCCCATACTCATACAGATTAAAACGGTAAATCGTCTGTTTCGTTTGGTGCGGGTGCATCCGGGGCGGGCGGCGGCGGGGCTTGCGTTCCGGCTCCGGTCGCTTTCGGGGTCAACATTTCCATATCGGTTGCGACTATTTCAGTAATATACCGTTTTACGCCGTTGGCATCGTCATAACTCCGGGTTCTCAATTCCCCCTCAATATACAGTTTATCCCCCTTATGGACGTATTGTTGGGCGACCTTTGCCAACCCGTTTTGCAATACTATATTATGCCATTCGGTACGCTCCGGGATTTGCCGCCCGTCTTTCGTGGTAAACGCCCGTTTTGTAGTTGCCAACGTGAATTGTGCAACACAACCGCCGTTCTCGAAAGTCTTAAAATCGGGGTCTTTTCCTGTATTCCCCAATAACGTTACTTTGTTAACACTCATGTTTTTTATTTTTTAATTGTTCGCAAACTTTGGCGTTCTCAATCAATTGTTCAAATGCCGTTTCGCCAAATAAATAAATCAATTCCAAATACTCAACGAATTGTTCCCGGTCGTCCGGTGCGATATAATCCGGGGCAATACCCCGATACGCTTGTAATGCTTTTTGCATTAATTCAAAACCTCTCATTTTTTCGCTCTTTTGGTTAATACTCTACGCATAACCAATTTAAGCGGGAAAAGGTTTATTTGAACTTAACGCCGTCGAACAAATAGGTTGTTTTTCTATCCGACCAACCCGCCGCCGTGTTTAGGGCTTTGCGGTCGTCGTCGTGTACAAATTCGCAATACCATGAATTGCCGCCAACATTCGCTTTCTCTTTGAGGCGTACCAATTTCCCGACAATGTACCGGGCAAACTTGGCGTAACCGCTCGTTTCGGATATATGAATAATGCGGCGTTCTGCATTTATTTTCGGCAATTCTTCGATTTGCGGGGCTTTCTGTTCTGTTGGGTATGTTTGTACCCTTTGGAAATCTCGTTTAATAGAACGCTTTGAAATAGCCCCAAAATCGGGCGTCCTCTTTTTTGTTCTCATTTACCGAATTTGCAATTGTTGATACTCTGATTTTATTAACTCTATCAACCGGACGTTCGCCGGGTAAATCCGCATTGTCTTTCGGTCGCCATTTTCCCAACGGTTATGCGCTTCAAAACAAAGGATATTGATATTACGGGGGTCGTGTGCTATTTCCGGGTGCGCTCCCCTCGTTAGGATATGCGAACAATATACGGCGGAATAACTCGGTAACGGTTTCATTGTTTCCTCGCATCGGTGCGGCTTATTATCCCAAACCCACCTAAAAAAACGTTCGTTCGCCTGTGGAATGTTTCCACGCCCGAAAACACAATGTCCGAACAATTCCCGTTGTATCGCAACCCGCAATCGTATATCCATGCGAAAATTACGAATATCCAACAGGATACAATAATCGTATTCGTCCCGGTCTGTCAACAAATACGGCTCCATGTTCTACATATTTGCCGTTTCGTCGTCCCCGGTTTCCTCGTTATCGTTGCCCTCGGCGGGGTCGTCAACGGACGGGAACAAATCATTTTCCGGTTGCGCTGTCAATCCCGGTGCGGGTTCGCCGTCAGCCCCGAACAACTCCAATTGCGCCTTTTTGCCCTTAAACAAAAATTCGTAAACCTCGTTTTCAATGTCGGCGGCAATTTCTTCCAATTCTTCCTCAAATCCGAACGTTTCCGTATTGAACTTTAGGCGGGGCGAATTTATCGCCGTCTTTTGGTTATTCGATACCGTAAACAATCCCGTTAGAACAACGCCAACGTTATCGTCTTGACCGGAAAAGGACACGCCCCGAACCTCTATGTTTTTCAACATTTCGTCGGCGAAATTACGGGCGGTTTCCTGTTGTTTTTTGTTGGCTTTGAAATCGTCGGTTTCAATCAACGTTAAAAACGACGTAATGTTGAATATCCGCCCCATGATTGGGCGCAACCTGTCAAAGCAATTACGCAAATCCTGGTGTATATCCTTTGCGCTTTCGACGTGGTATTTGTTCGTATAACTTTCGTTTCCGACCGTTTCCGTAACCTCATAGTGTACGTCTAACCCGCCGTCCTTTAATGTCTTTACTTTAGACAACGCAAACGCCTTTTCGGACGGTATCAACATTACGTTTGCTTTTTTTTCTTCGTTACTCATATAATTGCAATTATATTATTGCGGGGGAACCCGTCCCCGCTCGGTTTTTTTACAAATCTTCCTCAACGTATCGTTTTAACTCGGCTTGGAATTGTTCCCGTTCGTCGTCCTCCTGTTTAATCAATTCGTCGTACAAATCATTGTCGAATATTTCGCCCAACGCATCATCCAACATGGCAATCAATTTTTCGGGCTTAACGGCGTCTAACTCGACCTGTCCCAATCCGTCCCAATTTGCCGTCCGGCTATCGGTTTCCTTTGCCGGGGCGGGCGGCAAACCCCATTCGACAACCTGTTGTTCTATTAACGCAATACGGCGTATTTCCACGCCATAAACGCCGAACTTTTCCAAATTTTCGCCGATTGACCGGGGTATGTCCTCGCCGGACGGGTCGTAATCTCCGAAATATAAGATTATCGCCTGTTTGCCGTTGCGCTGTTGTTCTCGCAACCGTTCGGATAACTCATATAGGAAAGTTAACGACGGGTAGCCCTTGCAAGCCCCAACCGCAACGTCCCATTTGCGGCACGGTTTCGCAAAAACGCCCTCCAACGCTTTCTTTTCAATAAGTATTTCAGGATAATAGGGTTGATTTTCCCAACGGTTTTTGCTGTATGAACGCATCCACGCCCGAACCTGTTGTTTTGCTTCGTCCTGTTTGTCGTCCAAATTGGTTGCGTCGGCTTTTGTTTCGCCACACATTGCCCTATCTCGGTCGCTGAACGCCTCAAAATCAACCCGACCGTCCCACCGGGCAACCTCCATTGCGGCGACAACACGTTTGTAATGCTGTAACGTGTTTGTCATTCCCCGACTAACTAATTGATAATGCAACGCACGGATTGTTAAAATACCGTTTTCGTATTGGCTTAATACGTCAATAGATTGTTCAATAATCCAATCCCGTGTAAATTCGTCTTTAATACGCTTTGCCATTGTATCGCTCTTTTTGGTTATCCGGGAAATTGCCCGGTCAATTGCACAAATGTACGTATATTCTTTTAACTACCAAAAGAAATTACCGTTATTAAAAATCGTTTTCGTCCAACATTTCCCGTGTGCGTTTCAATGCGTCGTTATCGGCTTTCGGTCGTGGCGCATCCGGGACGGGTTCGGGTTCCGTTTTGGGGGCGGTTCCGATTGGCTCCGTTACCGGGTTGGGGTCATTGAACTCTATATTACGCCCGCTTTGCCCCTTTTGCGGCTCAAATTTCGCCTTTAATTGTTCCGCCGGGTATTCCTTTTGTTTCAACTCAATAATCCCTAATTCGACCAATTCCGGGACGCAACGGCGTAACGCTCGTATGTCCTCCAATGCGTCATGCGCCGGGAATGTTTCGCCGGGGAATAACTTGTTATATAATTCCTCCAACGTCGGGAATTTACCGGGGCGACCATTTGCGAACAATGCGCCGACGAACTTAATACATTTCATCATCGTATCAATTCGTTTGCCTTTGTGCAATGCGTCCTCCGCTTTGGCGTCGTAATATTCCCGACCGCACCAACGCAAAACGTTTGCTTTTAACATCGACGTATCAAAGTAAATGTTGTGCGCACAAACCAACGGGGCGTCGGCGGCATCCGTCAAAAATTCGTCCACGACCACGGCGAACGGTACGCCCTCGGCAATTGCCCGTTCGGTTGTTATCCCGTGTATTGCCGTTGTTTCCTCCGGTATTTCGTACCCGTCCGGTTTGATTATGTAGCTTTTTTCTTTGTCGCCAACCGACCACGCCAATTGTACGACTTGCGGGAATTGCATAAAATCCGCATCCCATTTCAACCCCTTTGCGGGAACCCCTGTTGTTTCGCAATCGAAAAAACAAATATTGCTCAAATCAAATGTTTTCATACTCTCGTTACTGTTTAATTGTTATTACTGATTATCTGTGCGGAATTTATCCCGCTTTTTCTCTAACTCCAATACGTCCCGGTTTTCCTCGACATATTCCCGGACGTCCTTACGGCAAAACGGTTGGTCGGCTAACCAAAGTAAATGCCAATACGGTACGTCCTCCATTTTTTCGCCCTTAAATTTGCCTTGCGGCATCGGGCTATTATCGTCTAACTGCATACTAAAATAGTCTTTTTTGCCCGTCGTCGTTGGGCGTTTGTTCCACATACTTTGCCCGTGTAATCCAAACGCACCCGCACCGTAAACACTTTATACGGCTGTAATGCTTTGGCGTGTATTCATGGCGGATTATTCGCCAACCCGCCAACGGGTATTGTTTCCGTTTTCCGTTACACTTGCAAAACATAACTATAACGTTCGGGGGTCGTCAATAAACGTGTTGTATTCCTCGGCGGCTAACTGTTTGAGCGCTTCGATATGTTCGATTAACTCGGCGTTGCTTAATTCCGCCACGGTGCGCAATTCGTGGGAATATTCCCCCGTTTCCTCGTTGACCCGTTCGACGTACATAACCGGGGAAAATTCCCGCAAACGACGTTCGGTTTGTTCCTCTGTCAATCGTTCGCCCGCCTCCCAAATTGCGTGTTTGAACGTTGGCACAACATAGTTAAAATAATAGCCTTTCAAAGCCTCGGACGAACCGGGCGACGCTACAATGAACCGGGCAATTACACGGGAACCCCTCCAACCTTTGAAAAACTCGTTTAATTCTCCCATGTACATTGCCAATCCGCCGTTATTGTTTATCGTCCCCGTCGCTGTTATTTCTCGCTTTTTCATCGGCTAATAACTTTTTCATTGTTTCGTTAAATGCTCCCATTCCGACGGTACGGATAAACGCCCGTTCGCTCGACGAATACCCGGTTGCGACCTTATCCAAAACGGACGCAAACAATACGGTAAATTTTCCCGGCTCCCAATCCCCGGCGTTGTGCATCCGGTCGATAACGTGCGCCCGCAATCGTTCGTTCACTTTTGCGGCTTTTTTCCGGGCGTTCCAAAGGCTTGTTAATTGGGTTTGCAGATTGGCGAAAAACAACGGCATTTTCAGAACGTCCGCAATACTCAAATCCGCCACGGGAACCGGGACGGCGGCGATTGCTTCGTTGGCTTTCTTTTGGGCTTTCCCGCCCTTTTTCATTGCCTCCGTTAATTCCTTTGTTGCCTCTGCAATCTCATTAACCCCGGCGGCGGTTCCTTTGTTAATACCATAACCGAACAATGCAAAATCCCCTTTTGCGGGGTCATTGGGGAATATCTCGGCGAAACGGTCGGTTATCTCAATAGCGGTGCGCAAATCCGGTGTCCGGCGTGTTGTCAATCCCAACCGTATTGCCTGTTTATGTACGTGGGTATCTAACGGGATTATCAAATTGCGGGGGTCGCATACGTCCCACAATCCAAAGTCAACCGGGGAACCTTTGCGGCACATCCAACGCAAAAACAAACACAACCGTTTGCAAGCGGATTGCGTTTCAAAATCCGGGATACCATTAACGGAACCGAACAACGATTGCAACGTTGCCAATGCCGTTTCCCCGTTGTTTTCGTGCGCTTTCTTTATTGCCGCCCCCATACTATCCGCCGACGTGTAAACATCGTACAAACGGGCGCAAAGGTCGGCAAAATCTCCATACGTAAACGTTCGGTAAAAACTTTCCTTACTGCCTTTGTATTGCTCCCATTCCGGGGCGGCTCCGGGCGCAACGTTGTTGCCGACAATGTAATGATACGGTTCGCCCTTGAAAATTTCCCGGTCTATAAAATCCGCCTTTTTGATAATCTGTTTACGTGCGCCCCACGCAATCCACGCCGTAACAAATGCGCTTATCTCAATGTTTACCCGGCTATCGTAACGGTGCGGGATTTGCACCGGGTCGGCTTTGATAAACTCGGCGGTTTCGTATTGTTCCGCCCAACGTTTCAAATTTTCGTTCAATGTAAATGCCATTGTTTTTGCTGTATTAAGGGGAACGGGAACCCGTCCCCCGGTTAATTATTCGTTTTCGCTGTATTCCTCAATTACTAAATCGTCCTGTCCTCGCTTGACTTCCTCAATAAAGCCTTGATAACCCTCTTTACGGGCTAATTCGATAAGCGATTGCAAACGTTTTGCGCCCAAACTTTCGCCCCTCGCAATGCGGAATACCTTAACGGTCGGATTGCTTGCGATTATCAATTTGGCGGCAACCTCCATAATTTGACTATCGGACACTTTCCCGGCAACAAACGGTACGCCGTTCAACTCCAACCCGTCGTCGGTAAATGTCAACCCGTCGATTGGTAATTTGGATTTGGCAATAAGGTTTTCCCGTTCTTTCAACAAATCGGACAACTTTTTGTCGTGGGTTTGTGCCGTCTTTTCGGCGGCATCCTTTTGCTTTTTCTTTGCCAAATAATCCACAACCAACGTATTAATCCGGTTGTGTTCCTCGGCTTGTTTGAGGCGTTCCGCCGTATCCAAATTTTCGGGGTTGCTTTCCTCATATTTCGCCAACCAATCGGCGGCGTTCTTTTTACGGGTTTCGTAATCGGCTTTGTCGGCTTCGATTTGCGCCAATGTTTCGTCGTATTTATCGGCGGCGGCTTTGGCGGCGGCTTTGCTCTGTTTTTTGGCGGTATCTAATGCCTTTTTTGCCTCGGCAACAATACGGTCGTATTCCGCTTGCGCATCGGCTTCGGCTTTGGCGGCGGCGGTAATCTCTGTATTCTTGGTTTCCTCGGCGGCTTTTATACGACCGGGTATTGCCTCCAATTGTTCCGTCCGTGTCTGCAATGCGGTACGTACTGTTTTTGCCTTTTCAATCAATCGGGCGTTCTCGTTTTGTTCCTCCATTAAGTCGGCAATGTCGATTTTGTCGGCATACGTTTTCACGTCGCCCGGCTTCAATTGTTTTTCGGCGGCGGCGCAAATAGTCGTGTATGTCTTAACCTCGGCGTTGGCGTCTTTTCGTTTGTCCTTAACGGTCGTAACCTCGGCGTCTATTTCGTCGATACGTTTTTGCACATCAACAGGCAACAACGCCCGGACGTACTGAACTTGTTTGCGGCGACCCTCGGCGGTTTCCGACCAACGGGAAAACTCCACGGCGTCAAAATCGGTGTATCCGAAAACCTTTTGCAACATACTAACATTGTCGGAACGCATCCCGGTTGTTTTCTGTTTGATTGATAGCGTACCCCGTGGGTTCGCTTTGGTAAAGCGCAATTCAACGTCGTATTCCTCGCCGTCGTCCCCGACAACCATTTTGGCAAATCCTTTGTCCTCGCCATTACGCAACACGGCGTCCCGGTTCCCGGTCAACAATGCGCCAATTGCTTTTAATAGGGTTGATTTTCCCAACTCATTGTCCCCGGTAATGAAATATACATTACCCTCAAAATCTGCGTTGAACTCCTTAATTACTTGGAAATTCGACAACTCTAACTTTTTAATAATCATTGTTTCGCTCTTTTATGCCGGGGTTTCCCCCGGCGGTTACTACTATTTTGTTAATCTCATTCTTTGGTGTATCATGGTTTGCACCTTGTTAAGCGCATCCCGGTTGGCGTCAACCTCCGACCGGGTACAATCGGCAATAAAGTTTTCCAACTTCTTATACAGGTCGTCCAACTCCTTTGCCGTCAATGTATGCCGAACGGCTCCCAATTCGTCCTTATCCATTTTTGCAAACTCTTTTAAGGGTTTCCAAATCGCAACGTTTGGGTTCGTCGGCGTTCTTTGTTGCATCTATCAACGGCATATTCGTTGTTTGCGCCGTCCATTTCTTACCCGTTACGGAGGACGTGTATGTTACTTTATAACGTCCGTAACTAACCAAACTAAAATCAAAATCGGAAATCGTTGTTTTCGCTCTCATTGTTTTACTATTTATATTGCCGGGAAAACGCCCGGTCGTTATTGTTTCATGCCGCAAATATACGTATATTCTTTTAATCTCCAAAAGAATTTCTTTTTATTTTTTGAGTTTTCGCAATAATCGACCCAAAATAACGACTTTACCAACTCCGGGAAATTCGACCAACATATTACCATTACGCCCCCGGATACATTTACCGTTAGAACGACGAACCGCCCGGCACGGCATACGTCGCAATTCCGGGCGGGTTAATCGGTCGCCTAAATAGATATAATCCATTTCGTCCATATCAAAACAATTTCATTTGTGTATCTGTCAGAACGGCAACCACGGCGTCAACTTCTTTTTCCCAACGTTCCAACGTTGCCAACTTTTCCGGGGTTGGGTTCCGTTGGCAACGCCGTTGGTTGTGTCGCATCTGCTTTACCATTTCCGCCAAATCCTTTGCCGTTATTTTTTCGGGATTTTCGATTTGCGGGGCTTTGTTATCGTCTGCCATACTCTTAATCATTTGGATAAAATAAAGCCGTTACGGGCTTAAAATAGGCGATTGTGCATTTGGGCGGGTAAATTCTCTAAAACCCAATTCGGTTTGTTGTGCAAAACATACCGTCCAAAGTGCAAAATCATAAGGGCGTCAGCGTTCCACAATGTCGCCTTAACGTCCGGGTAATAATCGGCGGCGGCTCGTTGGTATCGCTTTTTGCGTTCGGGCTTTTCCTCTCCCTTAACACGCAATTTTAATTCGTTTTGCCATTTTTGGGGGTGTACCAAAACAAACGGTACGTCGCACATGGCAATTATCGTTTTCAGTTTCTCAAACTCCGATAACAGTTTTTGCACCCGGAACGCTTTACCGGGGTTATCGTTTACATCGTCCGGGCGCAATTGCACCTTTTCGACAAAAACAAGCGGTTTACAAATACTTTTCATGTACTCAAACCATTGTTTCAACTCCATAAGGTCGGCGGGCATCTTGATAACCTCGGTTTTATGGTTCGGACGCCAAACGGCAATCCCTCCGGTTTTTCCGGGGTCAATGCCAATAATACAATCAATCGTTATTTTATTCATTTCCAAAAATTCAAATAATCATCAACTTGCAATTCGTCCGCAATCATACGGTCGAACGCTTTTATTATCTCTTTTCTCCGGGCAACCTCAAACGCCGTATAATCAATTTCTTTGCTTTTGGTTCCGTCCTTACGAACATGGTAAACGGTAAATTCATTTACGAACCCACGGGCGGCACGGGCTAAAAACCGCCCCAATGCCTCCCGGCGGTCGTCCTCGGTTTCCTTTACTTCATCCGCCAAACCAACAGCCAACAACCAATTATAAACGAACATTTCCCCGGCAATACCAAAATCGACCCGTCCGGTATATTTGTATTGCAGAAACGCCAAACGGTTACGGCTTTCCGTGTCGTTGTGGTAATATCGTTTTTGCTCCGGGGTTAATTCCTTTTTCGGTTCCGGCAATGCTTTGTACGCTTTGGCAATAACTCCGTTTTGTTTTCGCCTGTATGCGTTCAATATCTTTGCGAAATAATCGGCGTTAAACTGTTGGTAGTGGTGTTTGTCCGGTTGCCCGTCCCGTCCTTTTGGCAAATATTCGTCCAATTCCCCGGTTGCGGTTAACTCAAATGCCAACTTAACGTCCGCTAATGTCAGTTGCGAAAAGTATTTTTTGAGTATATCCAACAACCGGGTACAAATATACGCCCAATCGTCGGCGTTGGTCGGGATTATATACCCAACGTCCATTGCTATAAACCGGAACATTTGCCCGGTTTTAGCAATCAACGTGGCGTCGTCAATCTCGGCAATCTGTGTTTTAGTTGACGCCGCAAAAATATACTTTTCAACCGACGACAACGATTTGGCAACCTCCGGTAATTGTACCATTTGGCGGCGTATCTCTATTGCTTTGGTTCCGGGCGGGGGATTATATACCGCCAACGCCACGGATTGCGTATTTATCTTTTCCGGCAATTGTTCCATTTATCAATAATCGTTATTAAGAAATTCCATTGCGCCCGCTACATTCAAACGACTTTGCGGGGCTTGGTATTCCGGTTTCAAATGTAATTTCTTCTTTTCCACATCGCCACGAATGAAATTGCGTACCGTGGCAATCCAACCCGTTCGGGTGCGCTTAACCCCCTGTTTGGTTTCCGACCAATCGGCGACGGTATGGAAATAATAAACCAAATCTACCTTTTCAAATTCCGGGGTCGCAAACAGTTTTTCAAATTCGGAATAATCGTTGTTACCGTCGGGCGAAAACTTAACCAATTTGTAAACCTCGGAATTGCGAAATATGGACGTTCTTTTTTTATCCTTATCGTCAACCTTTTGTTCGTCCGGGAACAAATCCCCGACAACAGGGTTGGCGGGTTTACTATCTTTAGTATTTGGTTTATTTAAGTCCTTTGTATTATTAGTATTTATTAGTGTCGGATTTTCCGTATCGGGTTTAACCGTATCCGGTTTATCCGTATCGGGATTTTCCGGTTGCGGTTGCACCGTATCCGGGTTTTCCGTACACGGTTGAAAAAATGCTTTGTCGCAAATTTCATACGCATAACCCGCAATTGTTCCGTCCGGGTTCCTCTGCATAACCTTTGCACAATATCCGTATTTTTCCAATTCCTTAATCCCACTATAAAGACTATCCCGCCCGTCCGTTGCTCGGTTCGTTAAATCTCGCATATTCAAAACCCAATCATCCGGCAACATTTGAACGTATGCAATTATTCCTTTGGCTTTCCAACTCAAACGGCTATCTTTCAAAAATTCGTTTGCCATTTGGGTATAATCCCGTTCGTATCTCCGACGGGTTATTGTGTTATTATTCCCCGCCATTATCGCCGCCCTCCAATCGTTTAACAGGTTCCCACGCTTTCCGTACTTTCAATACATTGTCCGGGCTTTCGTTCGGAACCAATGAAACAACCGGGAACCGGGATTTGTCGCCCGGCTTTTGGGTCGTGGCAAATTGTACGTTCAAATCAAATATTACGCCTTTACAAAATCCCCGTTCCTCCAACATACCGTCGAACGTTTCCCGGATTTGGGGAATTGTGGACGCCGTACCCTTTGTTGCAAACTGCCATACCCCGGCAACGCCACGCACCAAAGGAACAATAAAGTTTAACGTCAATGTAACCTCCCAACCGTCGGCGTCGGGTTGTTTGCTTTTCCGGTTCGGGTATCGTTTGGCTATCGACGCCATAAGATTAGGATATTGCGTAACCGTCAATTCCTCGTATTTCTTTCCGTCCCATACTTGGAACGTTTCGCCGTCGCCCGCCGCAATCAACCGTCCGTCGTCGTCCCGGTATTCGTAACGCTCGTTGCATACTTTCGCCGGGTCGTCGTCCGGGAAAACAATTTGGATTGTTTGGGGCTTTTCTCCGTATGCCTGTGTAAACAACCCGGCATACTTTCCCACGGGAATAAAATAATCAACGCTTTGCGGGTATCCGTTGGCGTTGCGCATCCCTATTTTAATTTGACCGACACGGGGTAAAATTAGGCGGTTGCGTTCCGCCTCCGGTCGTTTTATTCGTCCTGTTTTCATATCCTATATTTCCGGGTTATCGTTCAACAACTTTTTCTTATTCTCGTTTTTGGGCTTTTTAGGCTCCTTTGCGGGCTTTTGTTCCTTTTCCGGTGCAACCGCCCGTTTTGTTGTCTTTCGTGGCGTGGCAGGCTTATTTTCCGCCTCCTTTGCCGTTTCCCCGGCACGTTTGACAATCTTTGTTTTCTTAACCTCCGGTTCCGGGGTTGCCTCCGGTGCGTCCGCATCCGCTTTGACCTTATCGGCGGCGTCCGTGGTTTCGTCCGGGGTCGCATCTTTGGGGGCTTTCGTCTTTATCAACTCGGACAACGACAACGATATTACGTTGTTGGTTAAGTCCGGGGCGTCGTCCAACACAACCAAACCGTTAACCGCCGTAAATGTATTGTCCCGCTTTTCGTCCTCAATTGCGGCAATCTCCAACAAATACGGTATTTTCTTGATATTGGGGCTATTCGTTTGTTCTTTCAAATTGTACGACGGACGTTTGCGCCAATCTTTCGGGCTGAAATTGAAAATACGGGTTACGGGGAATTTCTCAAAATTAACGTTCCACATATCCCGGTACATTCCCAATTGTATTTCCGCTTCCTCATAAAAGCCCTTACGCCCGCTTTTGAAATCGACGATTGCGTTAATACGTTCGTCGCCGCCAATCTTTGCCAACATGGTACACGGGCAATCAATCATTCCGGCATACTTGTAATACGGGTGTACCAACGCAATTTCCACGGCTAACGGTCTAACATCATAATCCAAAACGAATTGGGCAAACGCCAATACGTCCTTTTTCAAATCGTCAGCATAATAAATAAAATCGTCCGGCAACCTGTAAACCTCAATGTATTCTTTTAGCTTACCTTTTAGCCCGTCCAAATCGTAAGCCCGGTTAATCAATAATTCCTCAAATACGGCGTGCATAAATGTACCATACGCCGCCCGTTCGCCCTTATAACGTTCGCTTTCCTCAATCCCTTTGTTCGCAATCCAATTAATTAAAAACGGGGATTTTGGTAACGTTTGGGACAATATGGTTGTTACCGACGGGAAAAACTCCGGTTCCCCGTTTTCGTCGTATCGGTAATAATATCGGTGTCCCTTACTATTCAACTGCCAAACCTTATACGGCGGTTCAATCAACGTTTTTTCGTCGAAAAACATTGCCGTCATTTCCTCAACCGTCATGCCCGGCACAATCTCAAATACTCCGGTCGGTTGTTCCGGTTCCATTTCCACAAACGGGGGAATTATATGTTGTTGTTCCTCGTTTACCTCCGGGAACATTTCCGGGGCAATATTGCCAACGGTTCCCGCAACCTCTTTTACCGGGTCGCCCGGTTTATCGCTCTTTGTTCTCATTTTCTTTTAACCTCCTTATATTCTGAAATTCCACATACAACCATTGCCGCACATATAACAGCGAATAATAATTGCCACGGGTTCCAAAACGAACCAACCAAACAGCAAATACCCAATACGCCAAATACGACAATTAGGGCTTTCGCTTGCCATATCTCGGAAAACATGGTATCGGCGGCACGTTCCAACCATGTTGTCAATTTACTTTTCATTGCCGCCCTCCATTCCAAACAGGTAATCCGCCGTACAATCCAACATTTCGCAAAGGATAACGACCCATTCCGGGACAATCCGTTTAGTCGTACCATTACATAAATTCGTCATATTAACCTGTTGTGCGCTTTCGCTTGCGCCCTCAAAAAGACGTGCGGCAATGTCTTTTTTCAATACCTTTTTCCCGTTAGCCTCCGAACGGGCAATTGCTTCGTTTACTCTTAATCTTAATGCCATAACTTTAATTTTTACGTTAATAACTTGGTTCGTTGTTCTCTTTGTGCCCACAATGTCGGCACGTTTTTTCTTCCCAAATTGGGGTATATTCCGGCGGGGTCAAATATCCGTCGCCTCCGGTCTGTTTATATTCGCCGTCCGTAACTTCCATTTCCCCGCCACACTCCGGGCAATCATCGTCGCCAATCAATATGCACTCCAACAGGTCGTCCAAATGAACGGAACGAACGGGGGAAACACCAATTGCCCGGATAATACCCGCCATTTGTTCAATTGTAACGTCCCGTTCGTAACAATCGACAACAGGACAACCCCAATTGTCGCTTATGTCCTCAATAATTCCTTTGTTGATTAACTCCGTAACGATTGTTTCGGATACTTTGTTGGGCGTTTGACCGCTTGCGGTTGCCAACCTCTTTAATTGTTCGCTCTCTTTTATTTTCATATCATTGCCCGGTATCCCTCCGGGTAGGCTGTTATTCTTTCGTTCTGCAAATGTAGAAAGAATATTTTAATTACCAAAAATAAAACCTTTGTTTTGAAAATCATTTTTACGGGGTGCATTGGATAACAATATTTTTAGCATATCTTTGCAATACCGCATTACCAAATATCGCTCTCGGTTACTGCGAACCGCCCCCGGTCGTCCCTTTGGGATTGCCGGGGGTATCTTTTTCCAACGCCATTTGTTCCGCACAATAACAATATCGGTATATCTCCCCATAATATCCGGTTTGCTTGGTTATGGTTTCGATAACGCCCGCCGAATATTCCCCAAATACAACGTATTCATACCCCGTAAATCCGTCGTCTTTCAATGCCATTTCAAACGTAATGTCAACGTATTTGTCGCCGACCCGGTTAAACGCATGGTCTATTGGTATTATCGCAAGCGTTTTACCCTCGCAATATTGCACCCGGTCGGAAAATAACAACGTCAGCAAATGCGCATTTTTGTAACATGCTTGTTTTTCCGGGCGGACAATCCGCCGTATCAATTCAATTTCCCGTTCGTTGAATACCTCCGATACCGGGACGACCTTAACACGTTTTGCAACGTTAATTGTGTCCGTAAAATATTTATGTTGGCGGGGGTTCAAATCCAAACGTAAGAACGCCCGCATTTCCTCAATAATAACGCTTTCCATATCTTAACACTTTGTAAAGCCCTTAAATGCCAATCGGTAAACATCATATTGCTTACCGATAACGTAAAATTCAATCATGCGGCTATCATTGCCGACGTCGTTTATTGCAATCGTCGGGTATGGTTCCCCCGGCAATTGGCTAAAATCGTCCTCAATATCTCGTAACCCCTCCGGGTACTCCGAACGGTCGGCGGCGAAATACCGGGTTAAACTCTCTTTTATCCGGGTCAATATTTCGTCCCCGTTCGGCTCAAATGCTGCTTTTATTTTATCTTGTTTTCTCAACGCCCAACGCATCGGTATTTGTTTTAATAGGTTATGAATACCCCGCCCGTCTTTTACGGCTTTGCCTGTAAACCAACCGGAATACGGGTATAATGTAACCGGGGAACCCCGGAACGTAAATTGTAAGGTCGTGGCGTTTATCTGCGTAACGGGATACCCCAACGCCTCCAACCGGGTACGGGCGTATTCCGTCCGCTCCGGTTGCATTTCCTGTTGTCGCTCTCTGTTTCGGCTCATTCTTTCAAATAATTGTGCCGGGGGTTTCAATTGCCCCCGGCTTATTATTACTGCAAATACGCAATTGCGTTTAACCTCTCCTTTTCCTTTGTTGCGCTCTCAATATTGCGGGCAATCCATTGTTCGGCGGGATTTTCTGTTTTCCATTGTTCCCGGTAATCCGGCGTAAAATACGCAACCATTTTTTTGTATTCTTTTTCCGGGTTTGCCAATATTGCCGCCGTATGGCTCAATCTTTTACCGTGGTCGCCTTTGCCTATTAAATCCAACCGACCGAAATAAAACGAACCGTCGGCGGTGCAAGCTACATAATTACGGGCGGACGTTCTCGTTGAAACGACGTTGCCGTTTTCATCCTTAACCGTGTATAAATACTTTTTGCCTTTTACCTGTTTACTTAAAATATACTTTGCCATAATCTTTGTTATTGTGCCGGGGGCGAACCCCCGGC